CTTTTCACACTTTGGATCGTTGATGTCGTCACCAAATGGATCAAACTTTACTGCGCCGATCGTAAGAATGGCAGCATCCGGAGATGTTGCCAAAGTTTCTAAGTCGATCATAATATCTGTATTTGCCATATAAATTTCTTTCTTTAAGAAACTTATTATAACATATACAGACAGTTAGGTCAATACATTTTTTTAGGTAATGAGTCTTTTTCGAGCTTTTTAGTCCAACGAGCTTTTGCCGCAGATTTTTTACGTTTGCGTTCAGTAGTTGGTTTCTCATAAAACTCTTTTTTCTGTAATACTTTTAAAGTACCAGCGTCTTCAATTTTATTTTTGAAGCGGCGTAGAGCACGGTTAACATCTTCGCCTTCTTTTAGAACTATTCCAGTTCCTCTCATTACATTATTATTCTTCATTAGGTTCCTCGGTTTCTTCTTCATCATCACCCTCTTCTTTCAGGGCTTCTAATATCCAGTCTAAGTTATATATCCTATTCCGACTGATCAGGTGCCAAGGTGTGATTTCGTCGGTAGTTAGATAATGAGTATTTGGTTGTGCTAGTAAAAAACTAGCAAACTGTTTGGTAATATTATCACAATTGTCGATATCGATAATAATAGTATCTGCTTGCTGACTTACACTAAGCATCCATTCGATGTTTGTTTCGTCAGTGTCATAGATGTAGACGTTTAAATCGTCGTCACTTTGACTTAATAACTGTTGAAACTGCATTTTTACTTTTACACTAGGTTTAACTAGTAAAAATCCAGGATTTAGATTAAACAGTTTATCTGGTGGGGTAATAAGATTAATTTTTCCGAAACTCATGTGTTACTTATTTTTTAATATTCTATTCCAAATAGATGTGGAACCTTGTTCTGCATTTTGCACATAGCTTATTCTTTGATCTTCTTGATCTGTTGTTCTCGATCTTTGATCATATAGCTGCTCTTTTTTTTTGATTCGTCGTCCCAAGGTAGTCGATCAATCTTTCCCATTTCAAATAAGATTCGTTGTCTCTTTAGACTATTTCCTGGATTTTCTAATTTCCAACGAGTCATTGATATTTTTTCATGCTCTTCGGCGTTTTCTAATTCTGCGTCTTCTTCTTCAGGCACAGGAATATAACTTTCGGCAATTTCTGTATCTGTTAACTGTTCTGGTTTATGTACTATAGGAGTAGTATCTGTAAAGTGATTAAACGGCTTTAACAAATATGGGTGACTTTCAAATATTGACTTTTCTTCTACTACAGGCTTTGTCTCTTCAAGTTTAGTTTCAAGATGGTCAGCAGGATGTTCACCTGGGTCCACAAATTTCATAGGTTCTTTAGCAATATTATCAAACATCCAACCTGGTGGGTGCGGATTATCTAATGTAGTTTCTTTAATCTGCTCAATTTGGTCTTCTGTTAATGGACCGTTATCGGGTTCGTATGCAGGTGCAACAGACTCTTCTTTAATTTGCCTAAACCATTGGAATGAATATTGACTCGCTAACAATAGGATCACAGCCAACGGATCAAATACAATAACAATAATAATGATGACCCATGTGACTGCTTTTTCCAAAATATTGGCATCTGGATTGTCGCCATAGATAAAATTAGCAATGTATTTGATAGGGCCTACTTCAGCTTCTACTTTGCGGACCTCGGCGGCAATCGGCGCTCGCTCTTCAGCAAGTATGCTAATTGTTTTCTGTTCGGCGGCAATCTCGGATTGAAGGCGAGCACGTTCTTTTTGTTGTGCTCGTCGTAGTGCAACTGCTTTGTCAGCACCTTTTTCGTCTTGGCTTCGACCCATAACTTGGTCCACAGCCTCATCCATTTGTTTAAGAGCCTTACGGTTGACATCTATGTTATCCTTGGCTGTTTTAATCTTTTCATCATATACTGCGATCTTAGCCTGTACATCACCTGACACTAGCCCAGCATCACTGTGCGCTTTACTTAGGAATCCAAAGATTCCCATAGAGGTAATCAGCATTAGTATAGCAATTGCGGCTAATAGATATGATCTAATAAAGACCGGCGCACGGGTCCAGTTCAACTTTAACCATACTGTAGCAATAAGTTTACCAACTTCTAATACCACACCCATTACAATAATAGGTATTACTGCGGCCGCAAAGATACTAACTAGTCCAGCTACTGAGTACCAAATGGCCACAGCAGAGATAGTTAATCCACTCAGGAGAGCAAACCACGCAATAGACTTATCGGCTAATGTTATCTTCATAGAATGTATTTATTGCAATTTTTATAGGTATAATACCTATATAATTACTTGAAGATGATTAGCGCCATCAACATGGCTTGTACAAAGAAGCCAAAGCCAATTGTGATAATATTCAGTAAGTCCTTGGCAATCACTGATCGGACGAAGAAAGTAAACAAGCCTAACCACATTAAGGCAATCATATCAACTGGCGGTAACTTTTCAGTTAATCCAGTTAAAATTGCAACCAATGTTGGAATGGTAGCCAGATGCACTAGGATAACTCCAATCCAGCCCAATGTTTCTGCACTAAGATGTCCAATGTTCTCAGTAAGACTATCTCGCATCTTTTTAAGATTAACCAATTCTCTCAAACTAATTTGCATAACTTTCCTTTATTTGTAAAATACATGACCGGCAATGACAGCTACTTTCTCTCGATTCCATTTTGGATTAATATGTGTAGCATGAAAATACAATGCGTTCTTCAAACTAGGCAATCGAAACCCTTCTAAGAGAACTTGACGTGCAACCATTTCACTCTCTTTGAATACGACTGCGTTTTTAGGTTTTAGAATAGTGGCTGATTCGCAATACCAACTGAACTGACAGAGTACACGTTCATACACTATATTCTTTTGGTAGACTACTTGACAGATATCTTTGGGGAACTGTCCACTTTCTGTACGGTTAATAGTAACCTGTGCTACTGCTACTTTACCTTCAAAAGGTTGATTACCTGCTTCGTAATAGATATTACGAGCTAGGCATTCTAATTGTTTGTTTCTAACTTCAGCAGTCACTGAGTTATTCTTCATAACCAACTGCTTATCTTGGTCAAGTTTATACATAACCGCTTTGTATCCAATCCATCCAACAAGTGCTAGACCAATCAATACAAGTAAGATTTTAATGAATTTGATCATTTCTTCTCCTTTTTATGATAGTTACTTACTTATCTACGCATTTTCGAAATATCTATGGCCTGTTCATCACTGAAAACCGGCACTGCATTGCTCTTATGCATAGTGGCAATACCCTTAACCTTAGTGCCTGTGTAGACTTTAGGTTGTGCTAGGGTAGCTACACCGCTGTCTTGACCCAAGCTCTTAATATGAGCAGTACTGCGTCCAGCGGGCGCTGATAGTGTGTAAGAAAGGGGCTCTGCTTCCATAGCACGGCGACGTTTACGCTCATCGGCTTCAACGCCCCATCGCTTTTGTAGATCGCGCCATTCCTTGTCCAATTGTTCAATCTTTCGTTTGGCATCTGCTGATGCAAACTTTTGTTTGCCTTTTCGTTTACCTGTAGTAGATAACCACGGGCCTTCTAAATGCATTGACAATTCAAACTCCTAACAGTTAAACACAATATGTATTGTAACTTCTTTTTAGGAATGTGTCTAGTCTTTTGAAAAGGTTGTAGCAACCAAACTTAACATTTCTTCCCAGTCTAATCCGTTAAGTTGACTACCCAATTCCATTACATGATCTTCACAGTTATAATAGTCTTCAATGCCCAAAAGTTCATAGATTTCTTGTCGACTTACGTCTTCGCCCCGCATGTGGCAGACCCAAATCACAGTAACAAAGGTAAGGCTAAAGACTTTTTCTCGATCCCATACCCCATTGTTTTCGCACCATTCAACTGTGCGATTCAAATAATAATCTATATCTTCCAAACGATTTTCTAGCTGTGCTATCCAATATTGTGTATCTTCTCTTGACCAATACTTTGTCATACTCTAAAACTTTCTCCGCACCCGCATTTATCACGTTCATTAGGATTGCGAAATTCGAATCCTTCATTGAGTCCATTACGAGCCCAATCAACAATGAGTCCATTTAGATATACAATTGATTTTGCATCAATCAATACTGCAAAGTCTGGTTGAGCATAGTTAGTGACTCCTTCTTCGGCAGTATAACTATCAACATATTCCAACGTGTAAGCAAGTCCGCTACAGCCTGTAGTTTTTACACCTAAGCGTATGCCAATACCTTTTCCGCGTTTAGACAGAAGTTGTTTTATTTTCTTGCTGGCTATGTCGGTTACGGTAATCATTTACGGCTGCTTTGATTGCATCCTCTGCTAGAATACTACAGTGTATTTTGACTGGAGGAAGGGCTAGTTCTTCGGCGATGTCGGAGTTTTTGATTGATCCGGCTTCGTCGATGTGCATGCCTTTGACCCACTCTGTAATGAGGCTCGAACTCGCGATAGCCGATCCGCAGCCATACGTTTTAAATTTCGCATCTGTAATAATACCTGTATCATGGTCCACCTTTATTTGTAATTTCATTACATCACCGCAAGCAGGTGCGCCAACCATACCAGTACCAATATCAGTATCACCCTTGTCAAAAGATCCGACATTCCTGGGATTTTCATAGTGGTCTACGACTTTATCTGAATATGCCATTATTTCTTCTTCTTAAGAACTCTACGAGCAGTAGCTTTTACTGAACGTGGATGATGTGCTTTAAATTTTGCCATGATATGTTCCTTATTGTGTACAAGTTCTTTCACGATAGACTTGTCCATCGGAATTTTGTACTTCTTTCCATTCAGTGCAAACTGTTTGACGCTGAATGATTACTGATTGTGGTTGTTGTACAATTACAGGAGGTTGCGATTGCTGATTCTCTCTAGCAATGGCAGCGCCTACAACACCACCAATGACTAACGGTGCTACCCAATAACCAAACCCTGGACCTGCATGACGATGACCGTAATGTCTCCAGTGATAATTATGTTGAGCAAATGCTGTAGCACTAGCAGTTAGTAAAAGAACAATTAAAAGTTTTTTCATGATATACCCCTTGTAAGTATATAACGTATTTACCTAGGGGTTCGTTGACTTATTTCTTGTCTGCTGGCTTACGTGCGTTTTTAACTGCGGTAACATCGTTACGAGTTTCTTTGCAAAGTTTGGCCAAATCTTGGCAAGCCTTACGTACACCGGTGCCGGCAGCGCCAACTTCCTTGTCATAGAACTTTTCGAAGTCTGCCTCCATGGCTTCTACGATTTTTGTGAACTCTTGATATTTGTTTGCTGACATAATAGTCTCCTTTTGTTATATTAGTTATTACCAGTGACGTATTGTGTTTGCAATAATGAAGCAACACGTTATCACATGTATGATGACCCAGAAAGTTTTTAAAAACAACGCTATACGTGCTTCTCTTAAAGTAAGTATAGGTGTATCTGGACGATCTTCGTCTGTTTGGCCCATTAAATGACCTGTGGCTCTCGCCCAAACTTTCTCTAAACTGTTCATAATTATGTTTGCTCTTGAAACCAAATTAAACAATCTTCCCAATTACGATAGATGTGAGCTTTGCCACCTGCGGCAATCCATTCGTTACAATTACTTGTACGATCGTCGATTAGAATGTCTGTTGGATTTTTACAATGCTTCCATTTGTCGTAACTGTATATTCCAAACAGCACAGGAATACCTGGGAAGTGTTCATTAGCCCACATGACTTTATCATAGCTGGCATGCGGCACAGAGTAATCGTGCGGTAGTGCTGTTAAAAATTGTAGTGTGCTGTTGGTTTCAGTAGTACGTTGTTTACAATATTCTACTAAATCATATGCGCCAGATTTGACAGGCAAGTCTCTATAGAATCGAGCCTTGGCCTTTACCTTGTTCCAATCACCGTCTGGAATACGCTCACCGTAGTTCCAGTTACGATCAACAATGGCTCGAGCTGCTGGCATCCAATCGGCAACTACGTCGTCCATGTCTAGATAAATGTTCATTGATTATGAATTTGCAAATACAGTTTCGGAACCTGATATAATAGTTTCGCTACCATATGCATCTCCAATCCTTCCAATATTTTTATTGTTAGCAAACACAGTTGGACTAAAGCTACTTAAAGGTACTTGGTGCAAATCACCGCATGTAGGGTTTCCTCTATTGTAAGGAGGTCCATAAGAGTGTGCTTCGTTTAGGTCGCCTTGTCGAACAATACCTATGTTGTTAACAAATACATCATCTGATCCTTCATCAGTGACTGTTACAACCGTACAAACATGTGATGTTGAGATTGTATCAGTTCCATCTTTTCTTGCTACAGCTGGCATGATATTAGGCTAGCGCAATGCCAGTAGTTGACTCAAGGAACTGTTTGGCAAATGCTTCGTCAGTTGCTTCTGCTACTGTTACTGTAGACTTTTGTAGTCTAACATCGGTATTAGGACTGACTGTAAACAAATATGGCATTAGTCCAGGGCCTTTTTGCCCCATACCAATGACCATAGGCTTACTTAGTTTATAGTAAGCATCTGTTTCTTCTGCTAGTTTTGCTACAATCTCTTCACCACTTGTGAGTTTCAGTGTAATAACATCGCCTGCTGCTACGCCTTTATTGATTAACATTTTTAGTTTCCTTTTTAGTATCCGGTACCGTTGAATCCGGTTTCGTCGATATATTTTCTTAATTCTGTAAAGCCACCAATAGATGCTCCATTAATGATAATCTGTGGAACTGTTCGAGCATTTGG